CAAACAGCAAAACTTTTAATAATTCTAAGGGGTTATAACGTTTAGACAAACAAACTAACAACTTCACAAAAACCAAACGTTCGCACGAAGAAGAGAAAAAGAGGACATGTTAACATCCTCAAATAGCTTTACTTAATAGCTTAGGTATTAAGTAAGGGTCTTAGTGTATTTTATATTTTATGTCTCATTTTTCTATGTCTAACACTAAGAAATGTTCATGTGAACATCCTTCAGATGTTCCTATGAACACATTTCTAAGAGGAAAATTTCAAGATTATTAAATCAAATATGATTTACCATTCATATTTCCAGGAATAGAAGGTGATTTTGAATTTGACTCTTAAGAAATATTGTATCCTCAAGATACAAATTAGAGTGATTTAGTTTCTACACTTAATAGAAATGGTTTGAAGAAAGGTACCATCATTTCTACTACTAATTACTCTATCAAAGGTTTCCAGACCTTTTGTCCTACCCAGGCGTACCAAAAAGGTGCTATACTATTAAGAGCATATAACAAGTCCGCTGTTTATCTTGTTAAAAATTAGGGGTAGGTTGTCTCTAAAACTCAATAAGTGGAGATTAGAGATTTTAAGAGATTGGCCCTAAACTTAGGTTTCAACTACTAGAGCTTAGTAGTTAATTTTGATATGCCAATCAATTTCCCAGCTTCTATACTTAGGAAATGTGGCGATTTTTGCCAAACTAGTGATGGAAGTTTTGATCCTATTCGAATAAAGACAAAAGTGATAGATTGTCTTAAGAGTTTAAGTGGGAAATTTAATACTTTATCTCTAGATGAAATGTAGTTTATTTAATCTTTTCAAAAATTAGAACTTAACCAATCTCAACAAATGTATAATTTCATTACTCTATTGATTGCTAATGAAATGTAATATTCTAAGACATTATTAACTAATTGTAGATAGAAATTACAAGATAAGCATGATGGGGTTTAAGAATCATTAATTGACATGGTTTTAAATAAACTAACTGGTCTAAACTAAGTCAAAATTAACTAAGATAATTTTGAATTTACTAGAAAAGACAACATATGTTCAAGGAGAATCATATGTTGAACCTACTAAGGAAAACAAGATTGGCTATCTTGTTACTGATGACTAAGAAACTAATGAATAGTAGGTTGAGCAGCAAGAAGGTGGAATCACCAAAATCGAAATTAAGTTACATGGTGAAAAAGAGTCAACCATGATATCAGCTGCCCAGTTGGAAGAATAAGCTGAGAAAATTTTTCCAACTGATTAATCCTTACCCTGTTCCATCAAGTTAGGACCATTAGTGAATGGAAATGTTAAAACTACTGGTCAAACTAAGACTGCCAAAAGCTATTCAAATTCCATAATCAATAGGTTATGTTAAGAGAGAATTGCCCCAACTAGATAATATGATAACTAGTTATCAAGGGTTATTTTCAACTAAGATTTATTGCAAAATGACTCTTTAGAAGAGATAGTTGAAAATTATAAAGGGAATAAGAAAGTTAGATATTAGAAAGCACTATCTAACTTTAGGAAAGATCCAGAATAGGTCTTCAGGAACATGCTAAAAGGAAACCACAAGTATAGATAAGCTTTTGTCAAAGATGAATAATTATATAAAAC